GAAAGTGTTTATGGTGTTGGTATTTCAACCACAAATACATCCACAAACACATTCAGTAATCCTGGACAAGATTATGGAAATACGGAAGCAAATTACAATCAAAAATTTAATCCAATTTTTAAAACAACCGAATTACCGTTACCAAACATTGGTGGTCTAACTTCCGTACCTTTAAAAACACCACGAAATCCAAACGAAGACTTTGAAAATACATACGAAAAATCTATACCAACAACCGATGATGAAAAACTTAAATTTGGGATTGCCAATAAACAATATGATGAGGGAAAAACGCCTGAAACGGGATATGAAAAAATATTTGAAAATAATAATTACGCGAGTAGAAGATTAAAAACGGGTGATAGTGTATTAAACTATGATGATATTAGAAATTTGGCAAATGAAACGAAACTTTCATTCAACGATTTTAGAAATAAAACAAAAGAATCGGTTGGGTTTAATTCGCAAACTGGTAAAGGTAGATATGTTGAGGGGGGATTAAGGTATAATTTGGAAAATTATTACACCAATGAAAACATAGAAAAAAAACTCGGTTTAGGAAACTCAGATGAATGCATAGGAAGATCTACTAATGGTGATAATTATCAAGACTTAATAAAACTTTCTTTTACCACATCGGATAAAACCATTCAATTTAGAGGAACTGTTAATAGTATAAGTGAAACTTTTTCCCCAAATTGGACGGAAATAAAATATAGTGGTAGAGCAGAAAACGCATACATTTATGATACATTTAGTAGAGAATTAACTTTTGGTTTTAGAGTATTCGCATATTCAGTTCAAGAATTAGGACCAATGTGGATTCGTTTAGAACGATTAGCTAATATGAGTATGCCTACCTATGTTAAAAATGGGTATCGTGGTAATATAACAAACTTTACTCTTGGAACAATGTATATAAAGTTTCCGGCTTTAATTACAAATTTAACATATACAGTTCCTGATGATTTTACTTGGGAAATTGGATTAAATAGAGGATCAGATGGAAATGAACTTCCAATGGGTGTTGATATTTCAATAACCTTAAAATTGTTGGGACATACATTACACTCTAATACTAATACTCCATATGATTTTTATTATAATCCTTATGGTAGAAATAATGCAAATTACAAAGAAGATCCATTAAAACAAACTGATGACTTTACTAAAGTAGACCCCAAAAAACCTAATTTTATTAACGGTGGTGGTGTGGGAGCACCTGATACATTATCAAAATTATATCCCAATGAAATACCAATGAAAACATCCGCTAGAAAAAGTGGTGCCCCTCAAATTTTACCACCGGAATTATCACCAGCAACATCATTAGCACCAACTGGTATTATCGGATCACCAACAAATCAAGTACCAACCGTACCATTTCCTTCAACCGGACCAGTAATAACAAATCGCCCAATAGTGGCATTACCATAATTTTAATATGAAAAGATACAACCAACAATTTACTTTTTTAGATATAAAAAATAAAAGAAATTATTTACCAACTGTTAGGTTTCCTAATATACCTGAAAAATTGTCCGATATTTACATTATTGGTTCTTATTATAACAGATTAGATAATTTGGCATGGCAGTATTATAAAGACCCTACATTATGGTGGATTATCGCAGAAGCAAATGGGATTGGGAAAGGTGATTTATTACTTCCTATTGGGAAACAAATAAGAATACCAACCGAAATAACCCAAATAATTGAAGAATATAATTTTATAAATAATATAATAGTTTAAAAATATGGAAAGTCTTTTAGAATTTGGGAAAAAACCGGTTCCGGCAGATATATTTTATAATGGTAAATTAGAGGGTTCTGCTAATAAATTTATAGCAGAAAGACGGGCATACGCAAAATTTAGTTTTACTGGAAAAAATGTTGGAAATTGTAGAATCGAACCCGTAACTATTGAATCTGCAGGTGTATCCAACTCACCATATACTAACATACTTTCCGGTCCAAGATTAGTTCCACCACCATCTCTAACATCGGTTGATTGGTCGAATGATAGTGCAAATGATATTATAGATGCGTATCTTTGGAAAGCAACTGTTAATTTTGTGTGTTATAGTCCGGAACAATTTGAAAGTTTTGATGAAGCATTTTTCCGACATTTTAATGAAGTAAAATTAACTCTTGGATGGATAAATGGGGCGGGTAGTACTACTATAACCGGAAATATAATAGATTATCAATTTACAATAAACGAAAAATTACAATATGATTGTTCGGTTACTTTTGCAGGAAAACATACTACATCTGCAGCAGGTCTTACTTTAGATAAACCATTTAATAGTGGTGTGCAAGAAACTGATTTAGGTATGGATGCTAATGGATTTGCCAAAACATTTGAAGCTCAGGCTAAAAAACAAAATACAGGAGATCCTGATGAAGTGGGGAGTTCAATAACCAATGGTGATTTCATAAAATTAAAGATACAAAACAATACGGGAATACAGGCGTATATTCCCGATTTTATATATACGGATACAGATATTATTACATATGTATCACTTAATAAAATAATAGAATATATAAACATTATTTATATTTCTAAAGAAAACAATTTTGGAGGATTTAACTATTATATGCCGGAAGATGCCATAAAAAAACTCAATAAAATCGAAGCACAATCCGCAAACCCGTATGTTGTAATAAATAATTATAGTCCATCGGATTATGAAAAACTTGTGCTTAAATCAAAATCTTCACCCAATCGGTTTTATATAGCCACATCTAAAATTGCAGAATTTGAGGGTGAGATGCGACTTGATAAACAAGATAATCCACACCATACAAAATCTACTATATTACAATTATTAAAAAAAATTTGTGGACTTATAAATGAATCAGTTGGATTTTGTGTTGATTTACAGGTAATTCCATATGGTGCAGGTGGTAATACCGATAAATATGGGTATGAAATAACTGACAGAAAAACTGTAATTCAAAAAAAAATAACCCCAACCCTTTTAAATATTTTAGATAAAAAATGCATTGTTAGAAGTATAAATGTTCAATCAACAACTGATTCGGAAATGGCAGCAATTGCACAGGCAGGCGCTCAGGGTGATGGTGGTAAAATTGGAATAATGCGGAAAAAACTATTTGAATGTAGTAATACAACAAAAGAAACTAACAATCAGAGTTTATCACAAATTCAACTAAGAACTTCTACGATAGCAGGTAATAACGATACTCCTCCCTATTTACAATCGGGACAAATAGACTTGCAGAACAATCTTAAAGCGGTAACTACTGCAATAGCAAACGCACCAGGGGGCTTTATTGGTGCTAAGATGAGAGGCTTTAAAGCAGAGCCTTACAAAGATGCCGATTTAATAGAAATTTTAATGACAGATGTTAAAAACCATTGGGCTAATAATCCCGGAAAAGTAAGTGGTTATTCATATGGTGTTACTTGTACCGTTACTGTTGATGGAAACCCAAAGTTTTTATTTGGAAATATATTTACGGTATCAGGTTTACCTTCAATGCTTCGTAAAAATAATGTATATTTTGTTGTATTGAAGCAGGGGCATAAATTTGATAATGGTGATTGGACAATGGATATAGAAGGTCAAATGATGTTTGATTAAAGTATAATTATTATGCCACGAAAAAAACTATATTATTTAAAAGGGGATAAAGTATCCGATAGATCAAAATCTAAACAATGGATGTTAGAAGATGGTACTGAATATATTGGTGCTTATCATAGGTATAAAAGTACGGGGGAGGTTTATACTGAAACAAAATATAGAGAGGGAATATCACAACCTCTTATACCATATAGAAATTTAAGTGATATAAAAAATAAAAATGTAGAAAATTATAATATTTTAACAAATAATACGTTTGTTAGTAATTACATAGATCCAATTCCATTTACACCCCGCCCAACTGAATCGGATTATGCGGTTGGATTTATAGAAAGATTTATAATTTGTAAGTTTAATTCCCCATTACAATTGGTAGAAGTTTCCCCAAAAATATTCCCAAATATTGACCCAGTGTTATATATTAAGCAAACCTTTGAGTGGAGAATTGCAAAGCTTAGATATGTAGATGTTCAATCAGTTATTGATACAAATAGAAAAACTCTTTCATTTATAAAGCAATCCATACCCAACATAGAAAGATATTACACCAATTTAGCAGAATTTTCAAAGTAAAAATTTAACATAAATTTAATATTAAAAGTTTGGAAGTTTGGGGATTTATACCTATCTTTACTATGTAATAAAAATGATAGATATGAAACTAACAGGTCCCGAAAAAGTTCTTTGGAAAGCAACTTATGAATTTCAATTAAGGTGTGGGACATCCGAAGAAATTGCCAAAATGGAAGCTGATGCTAAGATTATGAACAAACGAAAGCTTGTAAAAAAATTAACTTATAAATTCTAAAACCTATGTACACTCTCGGTTTCGCCAACAAATTTTACACCTTATGGGATGTTCAGGAATCCCCTGTTTACATCACCGATGCCTATGGTAATCACCACCTATCTCGTGTTGATACTCAATATTATTATTTGAAAAACGTTTCATTTGATAAAGATGTGGCAATGGCCAAATACCCCAATACACCTTTGGATGAGGATTTGCGTGGTAAGACTCGTGATTTTCAACGTACTGGTAATGACGAACGTACTACCGATATTGTGTGGTTTGGTAAGTATAACGGCCAACTATTGACCGAAATTGCTGATAAGGACTTTAATTACATACTATGGCTGCACGGAAATTGTGCCAAATACGTTAATGCTATTGAAGCACTACCACAATATCAAAAGTATATTGCAGACATTGCCGATGAACGTGCATCAACGTTATCCAAATCTTTTCAATGGGAGCAGGGTTCACCTATCAACATCATTGGTAAGAGCAATGGTTATAACGTGGCTGATTGGGAAGAGGTTGGTGCAGATGGTTTACGGTATTGCTGGTTCAAAGCAGAGTTACCTAATGGTGAGCCTGTTAGTATCAAAGTTGCTGATTGTAGGTTGGTTGGTGGTATGTACCCTTATGTAATGCCAGTAATCAATGGTAGGGCGATGAAGACCAAAAATAATGCCTTTACTATTACCCCTACAACTTTCAAAAGTAGTGTATATGGCACAACCGGTAACTACACCACAGAACACTTTATTACTCTTTAACCCCAAACATATGAAAAAGTATTGGAAAAAATTCAAAGTTCCTTTTTACAGTGAACTTTTGTTTGTCAAAAAAATGGTTAATCTTGGCTACAAAGTTACAAAAGTAGAGGGTGGGTTGTTCAATTCAGTTTATCGTGTATCGGGTTATACAATTGATGTACTTTATTTGTAATTTTGATTATTCTTTCGTATATTAGTTAAATGATTTTTAACGAAATTCCCCATACCCTATCTTTGGATAGGGTTTTGGTGTATCCAATATATAGTTCTTTGAGTAAACACTCTGCTCAAACGGAATTATCATCCCTTTTTATTTCGGATGGGGAGGTGGATGCCTGCATAAATTTCCGAAATTTGGATATTGATAAGTTTGAGGGTGAGTTAGACCTAAATAAATTTAATGAGGTGTTTGTTGTGGATTTAAAATCATTTTTATACCATTATAATACCCGCAACTTATACGATTTACAAGCGCAATTGTTTCATCTTGGGATGGATTGGGAGGTAGATGAATTACGAATATATTCTATATTTAGACGAAGGGGTGTACCAAAAAGTGGTGATTTAATACCTATACTAAAACACTATGAAGGGTTTAGTGATTGGAAAAAATTATTTAATAGTATTAGGAACAACCCACCACATAAATTTTCAACCTTATACCCACATTCTTTATACAACATAGAAAAGTGGGGTATAAATACTAAAAGTGGTATTGAATATACAAAGTATAACTTTCTTACATCCACCTCCCGTCCTTCCAATGCTTTCAATGGTATTAACTATGCGGCACTTAAAAAGGGTGATGATACCCGAAGCAGATTTATATCCCGATTTGATAATGGTAAGTTGTTCAGTTTTGATTATGATGGCTACCACATTCGTTTAATTGCTGAGTTGATAGGAGAACCCATACCGGTCGATATATCCGCTCACAATTGGTTAGGTCAACAATACGGGGTGCCTATGGAGCAAGCAAAACCTATAACTTTTAGGCAGTTGTATGGTGGGGTGCAGGATGAGTATAAACATATACCATTTTATGGTTCGGTTTCTGCTATGATTGATAGGTTATGGGATGAGTTTTCGTTTAATTTTGGGATTAAGACCCCTATATTTAAGAGAATTATCCGAAAATCGGATGAAATGAACAAAAATAAATTATTTAATTACTTATTACAATCATTAGAAACGGAAAGAAACATACTTATTATAGATAAACTCTCAAAACAGTTGAGAGAATATAAATCAGTACCCGTACTTTATACTTATGACTCAATCTTATTTGATGTATTGGATGATGAAATAGATACATTTCCCAAAAAGGTAAAAGAGATTATGGAGTTTGGTGGTTATCCTGTAAAGGTTGAAGTTGGGGATGATTATAAAAATATGTTTAGTATATAATAAAGATATTTATACTTATGAAGAATAGTTTTATTGAAGAAATTTTATATAGAGCATGGGTTGAAATAGGAACTGACCTTATCAACATAAATGAACCAAGAGTTATAAGGCACATTTCCGAGATTGCATCTGATTTATATGGGAAAGAGGTTGGTGATTATTTATACACTCAATTATCAGAGCAAGGAACACCACCAAAACCACCAACAACTCCACCTGCTCAGCCCGATGGTGAGGAAGATAAACCTGAAAAGGATGTAGAGGTAATTGAGTTTGGTATGATGACCGCTGCTGAAAAAGAAGAATACCTGAAAAAGAAAAAGATGGGGTTGGAAGAAGATACTTGGGTTAAGAATAAAAAATCAGGTTCAGTATATACCGTTAAAAAACACAATCCTGAAACGCAAGACATTGCGAGCGAAGAAGATATTGAAACAGCAAAAACAAAACGAACTACATCAAAAGAAAAACTTGAAAAGGGTGAATTTGATGCTGAAGAAAATAAACAATCTATGGATTCGTTTATAGAAATTGGGTTTGGAGATAGTGAAGGTGCTCCTGGTTCACCTGGTTCTATGTTAAATGAGATTGCATCAATAAAATCTGCAACTGATTCATTTAATTCAAAAAAAGGATTTGATTTTGATTCACAACTTGAATCCAATATTAATATGTTAAAAGGTTCGGGTCTTGGCGCTGAAAATGATGGAGATACGCCACCTGCTGGTATTACGATGAAAGAAGCAAGAGTTATTGCAGAAAAATATGGTATTTCAATTGGTCTTGCCGGAAAATGTATTATAGCAACTCGTGCAGCTCAAAGTAAACATAATCATATTACAGAAAGAATTGCAAAACTAAATGGATTAGAAAATCCTAAAGCGACTCCATTTTTTGGTGATAAAAATGGACTTAAAGCACAAGAAAATATGATTAATTCTGCTACCGGTAGAATTATGTTAGGTAATACCGAAGTATCGAAAGAAGAGGCTATAAAAATTATTAAAAGTGGTGGTGGTGGTAATAACCCATCTGATACAGCTATATTTATTACCGATGAAAAGACCGGTGATGTTTATATGACATTTTATTCTGATAAAGATAATGTCAATGCAATTGTGGCACAATCTTCATTAAGGGCGGAGGGTGAAGTAAAAAAAGGACGTGTTAGAAAATTGGTAGAAGATGGTAAAATTACAAAAGAACAGGCTGATAAACTTGAATCTGCTATTGATAAATCTGTTAAAGAGCATGAAGAGTATGAAGCGGAATTATCCAATATAACAAAAGGACCATCAAACCATCTTTTGAAACAAAATCCCAATGAATTAGTTGATATTGCTAAAAACGCATCGAAGGGTGGGAATTCTGATAAATATTGGAAAGAAGCAGTTGTAAATCAAATTTTAGGAAAAAAACCTAATAAAGCCATATTAGCCGAACTTCCGGAAGGACATTCTAATCCACCAACCGAATCAGAAATGATGGTTGCATTTGTAAAATATACTAATAATTCTGAAGTAAAACTTACAAAATCCCAGCAACGTCTTATTTCCGATATGAACAAAGCTACCGATGGGCCCAAAATTGGATCTGCTATTGGTGAAATTAGAAAAAAAACAATTCAAAGTGATATGAAAATGTTACAGGAACTTAATAAAGAAAGTATCGAACTGGATGATGGTTCAACTGTTGGTATGGGTACATATTTAGAAGCAGAATCTGTTAAAGAAAAATTACATCTTGAAATGTTGTTTGGTGGTGAGGGGGTCTTTTCAGACCCAGATGCATTTTATCAAGAGAGTGGTGGTGTAAAAGTTAATAAAAATACATTAAGTAAATGTATTCCAGCATTAAATGAAAATGATTATATTTCTACTTTTGAAGTAAGTGAGGAGCGAGAAATTACACAAAGAGGTAGTGATGTTATTACAGGAGGTTCAAAAATAATATACGCCATTACGAAAGAAGGTGAAAGATTTCCGATTGGTGAAAAAAAACAAAGATCAAAAGGTGGTGATTTAGGCAAGTTGTCAACTGTTTACAACTATAGTCCAGAAATTCAAAAATGTTTTAAGAAAAACGGATAAAATTACGGAGATATGAGTGAAAACACAGTTATTAATAACCTTTACAAAAGATCATTTATATGATAGTGATGTATCCGCTATAAAAACCGGATTTACATTATTTAGTAAAAAAATATTTGTATTGACATTAGAAAACTCAGATGAATTGGTTATTAGTTACAATATCATACCCACACATACCTCAAAATTTTTACCAAACACAATAATGGTGCATAGAAAAAGAGAAACAAATACATTATATACTATAAACGCCTTAAATAGACTTATTCAAAAATTGAATGGTGGTGTTTTGGATAAAAATTATCAATTGAATTGGGAAGATTATAAAAACGGAGTTTTATTAACAAACGATACCGGTTTTAAATTCTTAAAAACAACTATTTATAAAGTAATAACTGTGGAATAAAAAAATAATAAATATTGAAAAAATATTTGGAGTTGTCAACCAAATGTTGTATATTAGTGACTATAATTTTTGTTTAACTATTAAAAAATGGAGTAATTATGGGAATTGACTTAAACGCAATCCGAAATCGTTTGAATACACTTCAAACAAAAGTTCAAAAGACTGATGCCCTATGGAAACCAAATCCGGGTAAGCAGCAAATCAGATTAGTGCCTTATGTGCACAACAAAGAAAACCCTTTCATTGAATTGTATTTTCACTTTGATTTTGGTGGAAAAACCATTCTATCACCTGTATCATTTGGTGAGAAAGACCCTATCGTAGAATTTTCAGAGCAATTGAAAGCAACGAAGGATAGGGAAGATTACAACCTCTCTAAAAAACTAACCCCAAAAATGAGAACGTATGTTCCTATTTTGGTAAGGGGTGAGGAATCAGAGGGTGTTAAATTTTGGGGATTTGGTAAGCAGGTTTACCAAGAAATCCTTGCGTTCTTCGCAGACCCAGACTATGGTGATTTGACTGACCCTATGGGTGGTAGAGATATTACCGTAGAGTTCAAATCAGCAGCAGAGGTGGGTAAATCTTATCCTGAAACATTTATTAGGGTAAAACCAAACACATCACCAATGACTGAAGATAAGAATATTGTTCAGTTGGTAAAAAATCAACTTGATTTAAGTACAATCTTCAAACGACATTCCTATGATGAATTGAAAGAAATGTTGGAAGTTTGGTTGGAAACTGGTGAAGTAAAAGAAGAAACAAAAGCAGAACAACCTGCAGTTGTAGAAGCTACACCAACAACAACTAAAGCCGGTTCAGTAAAAGAAGCATTTGACGACCTTTTTAACGATTAATCTATATGAGTAAACCAAAAGTAGATATAGCTCGTGATGAGCTATCTACCATACTTGCGGATAATCTTAATAAGAAATTCAAATCACAACACAAAGTAGCTTATTATTTAGATGGTTCAGAGCAGACACCCACCGATTTAGACGAGTGGGTGTCTACTGGCTCTGAAATGTTAGATTTGGCTATATCAAATCGCCCAAATGGTGGTTTGCCTGTTGGTAGAATTACGGAGATTACGGGGTTGGAAGGTAGTGGTAAATCATTAGTAGCAGCCCATTCGATCGCAGATACTCAAAAGAGGGGTGGGTTAGGTGTTTATATTGATACTGAAAATGCACTTAATCAGGAGTTTTTAGAGGCAATTGGTGTTGATTTAAAAAAGATGTTGTATGTTCCATTGGAAACGGTGGAAGATATTTTTGAAGCAATTGATTCAATAATTGATTCGGTAAGAAAATCCGATAAAAAGAAATTGGTTACTATTGTAGTGGATTCGGTCGCAGGTGCATCAACAAAGGTTGAACTATCAGCGGATTATGACCAGGCCGGATTTGCAACTCAAAAAGCAATCATCATTTCAAAGGCAATGCGTAAAATTACGAACTTAATTGGTAGAGAGCGAATTACTCTTGTTTTTACAAACCAATTAAGAACGAGAATGGGAGTAAGTTTTGGAGATCCATTTACCACATCCGGTGGTAAAGCAATCGCATTCCATTCAAGTTGTAGAATTCGTTTGAAGCAGATGGGGCAGTTGAAAGCAAAAGTTGGTGGTATTGACCAGGTTGTTGGTATTAAAACGCGGGCACAGGTTATTAAAAACCGAATGGGACCACCACTTCGTTCAATAGATTATGATATTTACTTTGATAGTGGTATTGATAATTTGGGATCGTGGTTGGAGATGATGAAGGCGTATAAACTTGCAAATCAAAGTGGTGCTTGGTATACTTGGACGGATAAAGAAACTGGGGAAGAAATAAAGTTTCAAGCTAAGAATTTCCCAGAACTACTCCAAACTCGTGCTGATGTAAAAGAAAAAATCTACAACGAAATTTGTGATTCTTATATCCTTTCTTATAAGGAAGCATCCGATGAAGCGAATACTGACAACATAGAATTATCTGATTTTGATGACTAAGAATTAGGTAAAATAAAATTTATAAAAAATAAAATAAATGAATACAAAATATAGTAAAATGCTAAAAAATTTAAATATAAGCGCCGTCGACTCGAGAAATCTCAATGATAGAGTTCTCATTGTCGACGGCCTTTGACTTAATATGTTTATCAGAGTGTTTGGTGCTGTACCCGCTCTTAATGATGATGGTGAGCATTGTGGTGGTATAACGGGTTTCCTGTTATCCACCGCAGCCACTATTCGTAATTTAAATCCATCAAGGGTAGTTATAGTGTTTGATGGTAAGGGTGGTTCGCATCGTAGAAAAAAGGTGTATGCGGATTACAAAGGGGGTAGAACGGGATTAACCCGATTGAATAGATTGAGTGGATATGAAGATATAGAGGACCAACAGCAATCTATGAAAAAGCAGTTTGTTCGCTTGTATGAATATTTACAAAACTTACCCGTAACGCTTCTACAAGTTGATTATGTGGAAGCAGATGATTTAATGGCTTGGATGGCCAATCATTATTTTAAAAAAGAGGTAATACTATTATCATCCGATAAAGATTTTTTACAATTGGTAAATGAACGAATTAGGGTTTATTCTCCTGTTAAAAAGGTAATGTATGATGAACCCATTGTTAAAGAAGAATGGGGTGTAATACCACAAAACTTAGTTTGGTATCGTGTAATAATGGGGGATACATCTGATAATATTAAAGGTGTTAATGGTATTGGTGCAAAAACCATTTTAGGTAAAATGGATTTTTTGAATGAGGGGGAATTGGATTATAATGGATTTGTTGCGGGGATAAAAGAAAATTGCGATGAGAAATTATCAAAAAAATTATTGGATTCTATTCAAACAATAGAATTGAATTATGATTTGATGCAATTAAAATCGCCTGATATATCAACATCTATAACATCAAATATTAGAGATATATTGGATAATCACCAGCCTAAATTGAATTTGCTGGAATTTAAAAAAATGTTTATGTATGATAAGTTATATACTGCTTTTGCGAATGTAGATTCTTGGTTAAGAAATAGTTTTATGGGATTGGATAATATCCTAAAAAATTATTTTGATAAAACCAAATAAAGTTGTATATTAGTATCATATGGAAAAATTTGGAACAAAATTCGGAACCGGATTTCAAACAAAAATATTATCCGCTCTATTATCAGATATGCTATTTAGCAGGCAGATATTTGATATATTAAAACCCACTTACTTTGACTCAGAAGCCTCTGAGTGGTTGTGTAAAACCATTTTAGATTACATAGATACCTACGAATCCAAACCAACATTAGATGTTCTTAAAACGAAGATAAACGGCATTGAGAGAGATATTCTAAAGAGTTCGGTTATAGATATATTAAAGGGTGCTTGGAAGGGATTAGAATCCGATGATTTAGATTATGTAAAAGAAGAGAGTTTAAACTTTTGTGTCAATCAATCTCTTAAACAGGCTATTTTAGATTCAATCCCACTTTTAGAGCAGGGTAAGTATGATAAGATAAAATCAACAATTGATTCTGCTATGAAGGCTGGGCAACCAACTGATATTGGGCATGAATACAAATTGATGATAAATGAGAGATATGAAGATTTGGCAAGAAACCCAGTTCCAACGGGTTGGGATGTAATAGATGAAATTACGCAGGGTGGTTTTGGTGTTGGTGAATTGGTAATATTTGCTGCACCGCCTGGTATTGGTAAATCCTGGTCATTGGTAAATGTTGCTGCAGCTGCCGTTAAGAGTGGAAAGACGGTAGTTTATTACACATTAGAACTTTCAGAAGCGATGATAGGTCAAAGGTTTGATGCAGTTTTTACCGGAATACCTATACCCAATTTAAAATATAATAAAGAAGAAGTTGAAAAAACCATTTCTTCATTGAAAGGTGATTTGGTAATTAAGGATTTTCCATCTGGAACTGCGGGAATAAACGCTTTGAAAGCCCACATTGATAGAATGGTGTTGCAGGGTAAAAAACCTGATATTATTGTAGTTGACTATGCCGATTTGTTGCGGGGTTCTGTAAAAGAAAAAAGATATGAGGTTTTGGAAGAGTTGGTAGTAGATTTGAGGGGTATGGCGGGTGAGTATGGTGTTCCATTATATACCGCGTCGCAGATTAATCGTGCGGGTAGCGATCAAGATATAATTACGGGAACTTCAATTGCAGGTTCGTTTTCTAAATTAATGACCGCAGATTTTGTAGTTTCTTTGAGTAGGAAAATTGATGATAAGTTAGCAGGAACTGGTAGGTGGCATGTTATTAAAAACCGAT